ACGCATCGTTTGACGTTTTACGCTAGTGTATGGCCGCAGTCCGAGATTTCGACCCGACACAACTTCAGGCAGATTATGACGCTATCTTGGCGCAGGCTGGCGTCACGTTTACTTATTTTGGAACGACCGTGACCGGCATCTGGTCGAGCTCGCGTAATATGTTCGATGAGTTCTCAGAGCAGCGAAGAGAAGAGGAAAAGTTTACCGTCTTTTTTACGACCAACCAAGTCGTGACAACGCCGAAACAATCACAGACGTGCGCTCGTTCCGGCATCACTTATTTTATCGAGCAAGTGCGATTTGATACCGAGGGAACGGGCTGCGAGTTCGATATTTGCCGAGACATTTAAAGATGATCTCGGTGACGCTAGACTCTAAAAAATTAGATTTTGCGCTCGAGCGTTTGGCTCAGGCCGCGAAGGTGGATCTCGGCAAAGTCATCAAACAGGAAGGCGGGAACGTCGCAAAATCCATTATGATGATCCTGCCACCGACGGCGATGGTGGCTCAAAAAGATCCGGCTAAAAAACCAAAGAGCCAGGGCTTGAGCCAGAAGGCTTACCAGCAGGGAACAAACGCCATAAAAGGCGATTTATTCGGCGGCAAAAAAAAGACCATTTCCCGTTATTCTTCGATAGGACTATTTCAAAGAATAGGATCATCCACGCAGATTGCTCCGAGGAAAACAGATGGAGCGACAATAGGTGTTAACCTCGGCTGGGAGCGCTCAAAGAGCGTGCGCATTATGCGTCAATTTTGGATACCAGGCGCGTCGATCGGCGCGATGAAAGCGTTTCACAAGCGATATAAAAACCCAAAGACGGGACGCACAGGGCACATTTCACAGAGCGTCATCGGACGATGGAAAGTCCAAGACCAAATGTGGATTGGCAACGATCAGGCCGAATCTTATTTCAACGAGCTTAAAAGCAAAGTCGGCTGGGCCAAAGCTGGCTTTGCCGCAGCTGCTCTTGCGTGCGGGATCCGCGTTCCCGCTTGGGTGAGACGGCACGCTGGCGATGCCGGGACAGAAGCTCACAACTTCAACGCAAATCCTTTCGTGACCGGAACAGCAAAGAACATCAAGGTGCCGGATCCGGAGCGCTACGTTAAGTCAGCTATGGAATTTAGAGAAAAAATAACGCTGCTAAAGGTTCAAGCCATCCTTGCAAATCGAGCGGTTAACCTCGGATTTGCAAAAATTGATGGCGCTGGAAAAGTCACAGAAAATATGCCGACATGAGCACACGAACCGACATCCGCAATGCGATCGGAAACAAGCTGACGACCGCGGCCGTCTGTGTAACCGCAAACCTGATACGCGGACGAAACAACACGATCGCTTCGACGAGCTTTCCGGCGTGCGCAGTTTACGCGATCAACGAGCAAATTGAGGTGCGCTCGCTCGCGCCAAATAATCGCACGCAATATCGGCAGCTTCAGGTTCAAGTCGATTATTTCACAGGAGAAGTAGCCGGATCCACCACCATAATTGACGACCTTTTTGATACCGGTAGCGCCGCCGTAGAGGCCGCGGTACTTGCGGATGTAACGCTAAACGGGACTTGTCGCGATCTGCATTTGTCAAATGTGGACTATGTAATTGAGCCAGACGAAGAACGCCGCTGGGGCACCGCGAGGCACACCTTTAACTGCATCTACTTAACCACAGACTAACATGGCAAACCATCTCGGCCGCGAAGGCACACTCAAGATCTCCTCAACTACCGTCGGCGAGTTAAGGAACTACAGCCTTAGCTCGAGTTCAGACGTCGTCGAGGACACGGTGATCGGCGACACCTTCCGCACACGCAGGGCCACGCTGAGAACTTGGTCTCTGAGCGGTGACGTGTACTGGGATCTCGCCGACGCCGGCCAGATCGTTTGCACGGTTGGATCATCGGTGACCGCAAATCTATATCTCGCCGGCATTGCGGCCGCGACGACCTATTACTCGGGAGGCGGCATTGTCACAAAATTCGACGTCACCGGCTCGTTTGACGGCATGATCGACGGCGCAATCACGATCGAAGGAAACGGCACGCTCTCGGTTTTGACGGTCTGAGCTGACGCATGGCTTCATCCGCAATCGATCTTGTTCGCGATCACTTCGCCTCTCTCGGCACCAAGCGCATCGAGGTTCCGGAGTGGAAAATTACGGTCTTCTCCGCTCCGGTAACGCTCTCCGAAAAAAGCAAACTCTACAAAAAGAGCCAGGCATCGGAAATGGAGTTGCTGGTCGACATCATAATCATGAAAGCGACTGACGAAAACGGAGAGAAGCTGTTCACGATCGACAACAAAATTACGTTTCTCAACAAGGCCGATTCAAACGTGATCGGCAGACTCGCAAATGCGATTTTATCGGAGGACGCCCCAAAGGTGGACGAGCTAAAAAACTAATCTTTCGCGAAGAGGCAGGCGACTTCCTCGCGGTGTACGGACTTGCCGAAAGACTCGGCAAATTTGCGCACGAAGTACTGGAAATGCCGATACAGGAAATGAACGGTTGGATCGCTTATTTTCAGTATCAAAACTCGGTGAATAAAAAACATGGCTAGCGCGACATTTACTCTCCGAGCGGTTGACGCGACCAAGGCCGCGTTTGCTGGCGTGCAAAATTCTCTCGCCAAACTCGAGCAGTCCACGAAGAGCATTGCTAAAATTACCAAGCTCGCGTTTGGCGGCGAGGCCGTGCTCGGCGCGCTGAACATGATGAAGCAGAGACTGGAAAAAGTTGCGATTGCTGGAGATGAAATGGGATTTGATCGCGATCAAATTGCGAGTGCGATCCGAATGGAATCAGCCGTTGAAAGCGTGTTGAACTTCTTCACCAAAATACCTTTGGCGCTCTCGGCTTTAGGTTTTCAAATAAAAGGAATTTTCGATCCGATCGATCCCGCAAAAACGGAAGCGACGATTGCGGCATTTAAATTTGAAAAAGCCAAAAAAGAGATCGAGTCCACAGTCGATCAAACTGCAAAGCTAGGTGCGGAATTAGAAAGGCTTGGCATGAGCGCCGGAGAAATTGGAGATCTTAAACTTGCCGAGTCGATGGAGCTTTTTAACAAAGCGAACGAAGCGTTTATCGCGTCGGATCCGGTCAAAGGTTTCTTGCTCCGCAAGCAGGGAGTCGAAGCCTACGTCGATGCTCAAAAGACATCGCTGGATCTGGAGAAGCAGATCAAAGTTGCGCAGGAAGAGCTGAACAAAGTCTTGCCGGAATCACAAAGAATCGGACTCAGTCAAAAAGATTTGATCGCTGGTTTATCCTCACGCTATGAGGTTTTAACCTACCAAATAACAGCCGCAAGATCCGCTCTGATGGCTAAAAATGAGGGCGATATTTCGTCAGGATTCGCCCAGGAAGATTTACTGAAAAAACTGAAAGAGCAGGCCGCGGTCAGCGCTCAACTCAATCCGCTGCTGGAAAAGCAAAAGGAGCTTGGCCGCGACGCCGGGCAAATGATCGCATCGTCTTTCGAGGACGCGATATTTGCCGGATCCAAACTAAGCGACACGCTGCGATCACTCGCGCAGGATCTCATGCGGCTATTCTTTCGGCAGGCAGTCACCGCACCGTTTGCCGGCATCACGGGCGACTTCGTGAACAAGTTGCTCGGTCGTGCTGGCGGTGGTCCGGTCACGGCCGGCACACCGTATATGGTCGGAGAAAAAGGACCAGAGTTGTTCGTGCCTGGCGCATCCGGATCAATCGTTCCCAACAATCGCATGAGCGGATCTTCAGCCGGCGGAGGCGGCGTGACCGTGAACTACGCGATCGCATCCGGCGTCAGCCGCGCCGAGCTGGTCCCGATCCTCGAGTCGGAGCGCAAGCGACTCAAGGCCGAGATTCCCGATATGGTTCGCCGCGGCGGCGCGTACCGGACCGCGTTTGCTTGAGATCCTAGACGCTTATGGCCATCACCTATCCTCTCACTCCTCCTTCTCCGTTTAAGGTCTCAAAATTGAGTCTAACGGGAATGTCCGCAACCTCGCGGAACATCTCGCCTTTCACGTTTCAGACGCAGCAATACAACTGGAGCGGCCAGGCGTGGATGGGCTCGGTCGAATGTCCG